CCTAGGTCTTCTGCTAGAACTCCACGTTGGTAAAACTCTCTGTAGATAATCAGTTGCTCAGAGGGACTAACAGCAAACCACAGAACACAAGAAGCATCGCTGTAACCATAGTCTGCTGCTCTAAACCTAGGCCAGTTATTAGGAATCTCGAAGGGTTCAATTACGTGTAGGTGTCTATTGAACTCTGCAAAAGCAGCACCATCTACGATATCCCAGCTACCTTCTAAAAGTTGTTTTCTTTGAAACTCTGGTAGTGAGAGTAGGTTAGCTTCGTAAGCACCATCTTCTGATAGATAAGGATTGTCGTATAGCTTAGCGGGAATAAACCTACGTTTAACTACAAAGTGACCGGGGAACTTGGAGTGATTATCAGGGTACTTAAGAGGCTCTCCTGTTGTAATATCCGTTCCCCAGAAAGCCTTACCGGGTGGAGCAGGATCAATAAACATCTTCTTGACCCAAGCGTGGCCTCTACCTCCGGGGTTAGTTGTAGCCCTTTGGTAAAGAGAAAGACCTGAAGCACTACGTAGACGAGAGCGTAGGTAATCCCAAGGGTAAGGACTAGGCCACTGTGTTAACTCATCGAAACCAATCCATGAATACTGCTGACCTTGGAATCGAGTAACGTCATCATCTCTGTCTAGGTAGGTCATCCAGAGGGATGCGCCTTGCGGAGTATACCAAGTACTATCCTTCTCAGACCATTTGATACCGGGGATAGCTTTTGGGTATAGCTGCTTGGAAGTATTCTTAAGGTCTCTTAGTTCGTCGTTAGTTCTACGTAAAAGAAGTCCAGAAAAGTTAGGATCATTCATACCACGAAGAGGGTCGGCTAGCATTGCAAAGGACTTGCCACCACCGGCTGCACCACCGTAAAGTACTTCTTGTTCTGATGCAGCTAGGAACTCTGTCTGTGGTCCGGGGTTTGGTTGAAAGATAATATTCTGGGCTTTTTCTACATCAAAAGAAGGACTCTTTGGGTTCGCTGGTATCTTGTTTGTTTGAGCCAAGTCTTGCCCTTTCTCTCTGGAGTTTATCCCAGTTATCTTTAACTATCTTACTTAGAATGTATTCTTGCTCAGCTTCTGCTTTACTAGCAAGATTCTGGTCTTCTCTCTCAAACCTTAGCTTTAGTCCTTGATGAGAAATAGGAGAACCAGTCACAGCAGTTAACCAAGTTGCAAGTTCCCTAAGACTATGATGACTTCTCATCTCCTTCGCTTGTTCAAGTAAATCTAGGTGTTCGTCAATAGGAATTAAAACTCTAGGGTCTTCCTCTGAAGGTTTATAGCCCCAAGGAACATGCTTCCTTCTTTTAACTATCGGAGTCCATTTCATTTGAATCCTTAGCAGGTAGAACAAAAATAGGATTATTTGTATCTACTTGCATCCTGTCAATTTGTTTTAGTCCTGCTCTATCCAGTACGTCTTTTGCGGCCGCCAGCTTTTCTCTTGAGATGAGATTGGTTGGGTTGTTATTGATACTATTAACCATAAACATAGCAGCCTTTGGAGCATGAAAGGCTAGGTACTTTCTTGTAAGGTCTTCAATTTCTTCAGAGAGACTGTCGGTGATACTTCTAACAGAAACGTTAGAGCTATACCCTGCCAGCCTTTTAGCCTTGTGGGGATCACCGTCAGCCTCACCGAATAGAGCTTCTAGAAATTTTTCTTGTAGCTCAGTTAACTTTCTCATTTCTTATACCTAGGTGTACCTTTTTGGGTAGGGGGGTTAGAGGCTCCAACCATTCCACCTTTATACATTTTTGGTCGACCTCTTCTATCTTTTTCGCTAGTATTTCTTTCACCAAAAATTTTACGGAACATACCCCCAATACGCTCTCTGTCTCTTTCTAGTTGAGTGCGAGAATCTTCGGGTTTGTTGTTAGGACGAGTAGAAGGACCAGAAGATGAACTTGTAGAAGGCTTGTTGTTAGGACGAGTAGAAGGACCAGAGCTAGAAGAAGTGCTCTTGGGATTATCTGATGTACGACCAGAGCCACGGGAAGCACGAGCATCATCCGTAGTGTCTGTGTTTGGTTCGTAGCCTAGACGCTTCTTAGGGCCGCTGCTTGAAGAACCAGAAGACTCTGACTTAGACGGTCTAGCAGATGGTCGAGGGCTTTTTTCCGGTGCGCTTGACTTACCGTACTTTTCCATAACACTCTTTTTGGTTTCACCTTCCTGAAGAATATTATACTTCTTTCCTTTCCAAGTAAAAGTGTAGTTAGCTTCCGTAGGTTCTTTACGGAATTTTCTACGAGCTTCAGCAAAGGCTTGTTTAAAAGATTGTTCAGCCATTAGCACTTCTTTCCTTTAGTAACCTTACCACCTTTAGCATACATTCGCTTAGGAGCTTTACCCATTTTGTCTGCTACTTTTTTACCTACAGTAGTCTTAGGACTCATAGTGTTTGTTCTACGTTTCATTATTCTCTCCATTTGCAGATTTGTTTTCCAGTGTCATTATGGACAACTAGTTGATTTACGAGAGTGTCTGAGATGACTACTACATCGTTTTGAGTAGGACGAATAGGCTGTGCCCAGTCGCAATCATTCGGAAGGGAGCACCCAGTCAGAAAGACGATCCCGGTTAGCCCCAGAGCCACGGCGATTGACTTCATCTTGAACTTCCTCCCTTGCTTCTTTTCTTTCAATAGTATCCTTTAGTTCTTGTTTGTTGTCGAATTTACCAAGGACTAAAAGGAATAAACCTACCAGAACACTAGCTCCTAGTAGAAGAGCCATTAACCTGTAGAAGATTCCCATTCTTCTCTAGCCTCCTTAGCCAGTTTAGACTTTCTGTTTCTTTCTAGGATAATGTAACCACCAATAACAAAACCACCTACCATAAGTATAGCTGCTACCTTCCAATCCATCTGACCGAAAGCTGTCAGAGTACCGGGGATACCTACCGCTGTAGCAATTTGAGCAGCAGAAGCCCAGTTAGTTGTAGAAGCCACAGGATGTTTTTCTGCATCTTTCATAACTGCAGCTACTTTCTCAGGCATTTCTGGAGGGGCTTCTTCTACAAAACGTACAGGCTCGTATTCGTCTTTAAGAAAAAGATCAACCTCTGCTGCACGTCTACGGACTAGACCTTTAAGAACAACCTTCTTATTTTTTACTGTAGCTTTGTTCCACCACTTGATAGCCTCAGCAGCGCCAGTGATGTCACCGTTATTGAATCTTTTTAGAGCAGTAGACCTGCTGAATGCTCCGATACCAATGTTATAGGCTAGAGAAACAAAAGCTCCAAACTGATTTTCTGTTGGTTGAACTTTAAAATATTCCCAGATACCATTAGCAAAAACTTCGATAGCTCGGTCGAAGTATTCGTCTGCTTCTTTCTTGGTAATAACCATACCTAGGCGAACAACAACACCGTCTAGAGCATCTGTAGTTAAACCGTAACCAATGGTCGGTACACCTGCAGAATCAAGGTAAGCGTTCAGCCTTAGTCCTTCAAACTCTTTAATTAGTTCTTTTGTTTTTTTATTTACTTCTGGGCGTTTCACCTGTTCTCTCCAATGTTTCAATTAAGGCTTTTACTAGTTGAGACTGATTCTGAATAGCTATACCATTTTGAGTTTCTATTTTTATAATAGACTCTTTTAAATCAATGTGTCTTTTTTCAGATTCTGTTAGGTGATTTTCTAAAGCTTGCTGGAGTAAAGCTACTTTCTTTTCGTTAGTAAACACTGTCCGAATCACCCATGTTACTGCCATAGAAATTAATCCTAAAGCAGCCGCTACAAATTTTCCTGTGTGCTCTTCTACAAAAGACACTCGTTACCCCCACATGTTACTCGGGCTGCGGATCGTGTCGGGGTCGATCAGTTCCACGCCACCAACCGTATAGGCCACCTCGTCAGCGTTCTTCTCGCCCACCAGCGCGCCGTTGTGGTAGTAATTGAGCAACGGTTCTTTCCACGTTCCCCGGGCTACAATATCGGGGCCAAGGAGAATGTTGGCGTGATACCGGCTGTCGAAGGTGGGTGCCGTCAGTTCGTTGCCTTCCTCGTCGTAGGTGCCGGGCGTCAAGACGATACGAGGCATGGGAGCAACACGCGGGTCGTAGGCGTAAGGCTGTTCTTCCACCGCATCAACTTCCCGGCCATAGGTGATCTGACCTGTTACCAAGTCCAAGAACATCAGCTTGGCTGCGATGAGCGTGTTGTGCAGCACTGTGCGGCTGGTGGCACGTCCCATCATCAAGATGCGTCCACCTTGCCAGCTTGCCAGAAGCGGGATAGCGTTCGGTAAGTCTGCATCCACAACGGAGTAGTCGTTCGGGTTGAGGTGGATCATGGTGCCAACTCCAAGCGACCATCCGCGCCGATGTTGGTGCCCCACATGCGGATATCCGAGATAAAGCCATTGAATTTATCGTCTGCCACATCACAATCGGCGCTGCCCAAGGCAGGCATCCCGAGTGGATTAAGGTTTTCGCCCGTGACACCGTTGGCGCAGATGTAAACCGCGCTGCTTGTCCAAGTGGCACAGGCCCGGTTGCGTGCAAGAACACCATCGCTGAGGTCGTTCAAGGCACCGGAGGCTGTTGCGATTTCGTTTGTGCCGCTGAATCTATGCCTTGCGTTAATATGGTCAGCAGAAACGTCGCCCTCAAGGGATACTCTGTTGCTTGCGTCCAGCGCCCAGTTGAAGAAATTAGTGTCGGCGCTGGGGCCGCCAGATTCACGAATGGTCGAAGTGAAATCGCCGAAGATCGTGAAGGCAGTGGTGTTGAACGGAGTATCCGCCCCTGCAATACTCAGCGTTTCTGCCGCGCGGGTGACTGTGCCGCTGCCCGCCGTGTTCGGGATGTAGCTTGTCGGAATGATGCCGACTTCCAGTTGCGGGTAATCCACAGTCCCCGATGGCGTCAGGGTTAAAGTCCCGGCAGAAGGCGTGAAGGTCAGGTAGACCAGATCGTTCG